CCGGGAGCCGCGTAAAGAGCATGAAATGCCCAAGCGCGTTAAACCGATTATCAAGGTCTGCATCAACATAGAACTCAAAACCTTTCGTTGCAGGCTTAGGTCGCCATGACCACGAATGTGGGTTCCGATCCGTAGTGTACAACGGACACTCCGAAAACGCAGTAGATGAAGCAAGGTCACGGAGCGAGCTCAACCCAGAAGGGTGGCTTGTAGTGACATCAGAATCAAACATACCAACAAGGGCACCGTCGGTTTCAGTACCAACAAAGCCATTGTAGATTACCTTGATCTTGCGGCAACGAAAACGCTGCCACAAAGAAGATTCAATCCGAGCTCGCCGAAACACAACTGTATACGGCGAGATTTTCAATTCAGCAATCTTGGCATCAGCAATGGTACCAGTAAGGTCTACCTTCTGCCAAAGATCTCGCCCAGAGACAACCGCTGTCTTCCCTTGCATTGTTGTGCGTGGAGCGATTGCACTCATACGACCAGGCGCGGCGCCTCGTTTCACGCCAGATTTTGACATCTGGCGCTTAACGACGGCAGCCACATTCGTCTTCATTTGCTGAACTGCTTTTTGCACAGTTTTCGGGCCTGCGCCTCCCTTCTTTTTCCCTCCCTTCTTAACCACCATTTGCACAGGTCCAAGAGCTTTGATTTTGCTATGGAACTGCCTCTCGTTCGAGGGGATGGTGTCTAAAGACTGCCTTTTTGGGTTAGAGTCAAAACTGGGGCGCGCACCAAAGCTGGAAGCGATGTGGCGGGCTGTTTTGACTCCGTGATGGACAGCGGAGCGGAACGATGAACCAGCGGCGGACGAAACTGCGGCTGGCGGAGCACTGAAGCCTGTGAGGACTCCGAGTGCGTTCGTGTTTGTTTTGAAGCTTCTTCAAGCTTCTTTTGCGCCGGTATCTCGGCGGTTCCCAGAACAATAGAGAAACGCTTCTTCAAGTTCTTACGCGCATTCGCACGCGCTTTAGCGGGCAACTTTTGATCAGTCGCTCGACTTATAAGCTCGTCGCGGGTAAGTTGAACTGGAATTTTCTTCTCCTCTGGCACAACAAAAACGTCCCCAGCGAAAGGATGCCCAGGAAGGGCAGTGATCACTGTCTGGATTCTCGGTTGCGTAGGTGGAGCAAGGAAGGTTTCATTGCCTGTAACATGATACATAAAATACTCTCTGCTGCGAGCCTGATCTGGAGCAATCCGGACCAAAAGCTTATGTAGCATCTTGTACTTATCTTCATCAAAAACAAACATCTCACAATACGAGCGCAGCGTTTGCGGCAAATACTGGAAGTCACGAGGGTCGCCAATCCAAAGATTGGTAAGACATTTCTTCCAAGCATTCGACACTATCACTATGCCGTATTTAGGGTCAGCACGGTACTCCTGCGAGCAAAAATCAAGCCCGATTGGCGTAGGACGCTTTTCGAACCGCTTCAATATATGGCCAAGAGAATTGACATAGCGCTGATAATCTTCCAGATCCACACCCGTTACACTTTCAATAGTGTCGTCGCCCATGGCAACTAACAGGTGCTTAGCTGGTTCATAAAGAACGCCAACACTCTTAAGGTACAACAATTTAAGCATAAATTGCAACCGCGAATTCATTGAAATTGTGAGCACAGAGCCCGATTTCATGATGCCGCGGAAATTTTGCGCGTAGGATTCACCGTTTGAGAACATCATCCGACATTGCGAAAGAGCGATGTACCGCATATTCCACAACTTCTCAAAATCATTCTC